AAGCAAAATCATGTCAATTTCTTGGGTGCTAATCTTGTTTGCTTGTGCATTTGCACCTAAATAAATGCCTGGCGCTTCATTGCGACCACTACCAAGGAAGGCAATATTTTCAAGATAAACACAGCAAGCAAAAGTACCTAATACCCCTTTTTGAATCTGCGCTCCATCAATACGTTGGAATGGGAAAAACTCACCACCAACGTTATCAAATACTTCTATGGTATTTAAGTTAAGCGCATAGATTTCATTTCGTAATTTAAGCAATGCCACAACTGGGTCAGGATCAACTTCAGAAGAACCATATTTAAGCGGGTTTATTTGTGTTGGGTCTAATAGCTCTGTCACAATTAAGCTAGTGCCATCGGTGGTCATGAAGTAACCATCAACCCAAACCACATCAAGCACGATACCTAAATCAGGGTCGGTGACTTGGACTAATCCTAATGCGCTATTCCAATAATACAAACGCCCACCGGAAGCAATAGCCAACCGGTCAAAGCTGTAATCCAATGTCACTAATGTACTTACTGGGCCACCAACATCGCCAAGCACTGTCACGGTACCGTTGCTGGCCACTGTCACCAGCTTGGTACCCATGACGCGGTAGCAGACGCCATTCCAGTTGATGCCGCCACGGTCAATGCCTGGGCCAGTACCATTTGAAACTAATCCATCGGCAGGTCTCAAATAGCCCTTGCTAACTCCATTGTCTTTTGGAACAGGAATCATATTGACAGGGTAAGACGTGCGAAAGTCTGGACTGTTATCCGTATAGATGCCGTTTAATATGCCGATTTGCATTTATCTCACCTTTACCACTTAACGCGGTCACTCCAATACGCCGCAGACATCTTGCCTTTGGCAATATTGTCAGCGTGCCTAGCCTTAAACGATTCTCTACGGGCTTTAGCTGCTTTAGACTCGCCCTCTTTTTTTGGTGAACCAGAAACGCCTTGCTGACCAAAGCGAATCGTCTTCACTTTATCTCCAGCTTTAGCAACAACGACATGACTTTTGGTCGGATGTGATGGAGTGCGCTTGGGCTTGTTATAGCCCTCGACACCAATGCGAGCAAGGCGTGAGTCTTTGGTGGCCATGTTAGAAGCTGATATGTAACTTGAAGGCTTCCAAGCGCATCAAGTTGTTGGCTGTTGCTGGCTGGACAGTAATAACAAAAGTCTGGTCAACAGTGGTGTCTACTGACAAAAACACGTTTGCGCCTGTGGATAATCCGTGACCAACAGCAGATGCTGAATTGCTGACAACTTGTGAACCGCCACGATTGCACATGAGCTTTTGAACACAGGCGCCGGCATTGTTGGCAGCAGCAGCAGACAGAAGAACACCACCGCCATAGGTCATGCCTAAGGTTTTAACGGTTGCATTGTTGGTTAGGCTAAATAGCGCATCAATCTCCATGCCACCACCTGTACCCATTGCCCAACCTGGCACTGTGACAGATGCCAATGTAACCACTGTGTTTGCTACTGCAACAACTGCTGTTCCATACCAAACTAGTGCGGTTTGTGTGCCAGACTGAGTTCCAGTTGTCGTGATAGCTGCGCCGCCTGCGGATGCAGACACGGTGAAGGTGTTTGCAGACAATACGGTTTTTACGTAATAGGTTGTATTGATTGCCAAACCTGTTGGCAATGCGCCAGTGGTCGTGAAGCGGATTGTGTCATTGACAGACAGACCATGTGCAGCCCAAGTGACTATGCCTGGTGCTGCAATAGTGATCGTCACAGTAGATGCGATGTAAGGCAAATCAATGCTTACAGCGGTTCCAGTTGTGTCAACGTCCAAAGCTGTGACTTCGTAAAAGCCTGTATCAGCAGTGCCGCCTGTCCAAGTGACATAGACATCTTGACCAACTGCTACGGCAGCGGTAAGGCCATGAGCGCCAGCACTGTTAAGACGAACATCGCCAGCATTGTTGTCATAGGTCAAAGTCACGAATGTAGCCGCAGGTTCAACCAAGCTAACTGCTGCAAGGTTTCCAATAACTAATGCAGGGAAACTACGCAATTGAGGCTGTGCGCCAATGCTGTACTCGACAGTTGCATTACGGTTTTGAATCTGAATCGTTCGGTCTTCGGTGTAAGGGCCAAACGTCTGTGCAGTGTTTGAAAGTGTGCCAATGGTGGAATAGTTCCAATATTGGGCGCTAGGTGCAACAGATTGCAGCAAGACGGTAGTTGCCTCGTTGCCTGTGTTGCCGATGCTGATGTACTCGCCAACAGGAACGATTACATCAACTTGATTGGTTGTCAGGCTTGGTTGAATAAACATGGTTATTACTCCTAAAAGTTAAGCGATGCGATACCACGAATTTGTGGCTTGAGGTTGGGTGTGACGGAGTTTTCTTAGGCTTGTTATAGCCTGCTACTCCGGCACGATCTAACCGTGGGTCTTTTTTAGTTGCCATTATTAAGCTAACACTGCGCCTCTAAGTGATACAGACCACCAATCAGTTCCAATAAATTGTAATTGACAACTATCACCCACAGCATTAAATGTAATGGTTGTGCCAGCACCTAAGTTAGTTGGAGTTAAAACACCAGTATCACCACCAGCAGCTTCAGCAACATAAACTATGTTCTTAATTTGACCTTGTGCGCCATCAGCAAGCGTTAAAGCATTGCCAGCAGCCGTTGATGTAAAGGCAGTTGAGTATGTTGTTAAATTAACTGCACCAGCACCACTTAATGCTTGAACAGAACCATTGATATTGTTAAATGTTGGGCCAGTAGCAAATACAGCAGATCCAGTACCTGTTTCATCTGTAAGAGCAGCACGTAAGTTTGCGCTAGATGGTACTGCTAAAAATGTTTGTATGCCAGCAGCATAAACTGTTTCAGCGTTGATTTGATACCAAGAATTCGTTGGTTGATAGAATCGAATTGCTGTTGCTGTACCTGCCGCTAATGAGGTAACACCACCAAAAATAGCTGATGCGCCATTTAATGCAAGTGTTAATGATGTTATTTCTTGTGTAGTGGTTATGAGCACTGTAGTTCCATCAGGAACACCAGTATTTAATGGCAGTGTAATCGTACCAGTTGCAAGAGTTCCAGCAGGTTGCAAAAGCATCCATTGTTGATCACTTACAGGTGTTGGAACTGTAATATTAAAACCATTACCAGGAACATATAAATTTGTTGACAGCGTAGGCGATGCAAATGTTTGCTGAAAATACTGCAACAGTTGGTTGATTGAAACTCTGCGAGCATCGCCATTATTTGGTACATACACTGGCAGTTGATCGCCACCGGATACTTGGCTTAGAGTTGGTAATTGGTTAATCGTTGGCATGGTTATTCCTTAGTTGTATTCAATTGGGCCATCCTGACCAGCTAGGACAGGATCAATAGGTCTGCGAATGAACGGATCATCGTAAACCCGCCATGGTTTGTTGCCTGCGCCTGCTGGCATTGTGCCTGGCAATTGTTGTTCCATTGGCAATGCGGCGCGAGAAAGCAGTGTATTGTATGAGGATTTAGCCGTAACCTTGGTGTCAGCCATTACCTGCCTGCCGTAGCTTGGGGCTAATTTCATTGCTAGATTTGTGTAGATCGCCTCGTTTGATGAGTCAGGAACATTGGTCTGCTCATCCAAATCACTATCTTGTGGGCTTGATGGCAATGGATAACCCAAGCGAATGCCTAAAGCATTCCACGCAGCAATCATAGTATCCAAGCGAGTTAATGCTGACTGCAACTGCTCTGGTGTCAAATCAAAGACATAAGACGCCATTCCGATCTCATCGAAGGCTTGTGTGACGAATTGGCGTTTAGTCCAGCCCATGTCATTCTCCTATTTGTTCGGAAATTAACGCTTCCAGCTTTTTATCAGTCGTGCGCTTGGTGAATTTTATACCAATTTCTTTGGCTTTTGCTTCTAATTCTTCACGGTTTGGTGGAGATATTTCGTCAATTGCTTCTTCAACTTCTTTTACCTTAGCCGCCTGCTTTACTTTGTCTTCATACGAAAACAATGGTTTTGATGGCTTTTTATGTTTGGCTTTCTTAGCATTAAAACGATTAAACTTTTTTTCTTTAGGATAAGCGGTATCGCCTGCAGCTTCTTTAGCCTCTTCAAATGTAGTAAACCAGCCTTTTGCGGTCATAGCATCAAACTGATCTTGTGAATCAACACCAATAAAGTTAAATGTTGCACCGCATGGTTTGCGGTTTTGACCAGGTGATTTGTACATTAAAGTTGGAAACTGAATCATTTTTTTGCTTTCTTTGTTGGTTTTGCTGTCTTGGCAGCGGCTTTGAAATCGGCTGCAGACGGAGCGCCTTTAGCGCCTGCCTTACGCATCTTCTCTTTGCTTCCAGCCTCTATGCGTTTGCGCTTTGCATGAATGTTGGCGTATAGACCAGCTTTCATTTTTTAGCCTTTGCTGGTGCTTTGCTTGGCTTACCAGACTTCATTGCAGATTTGCGT